ATTGCTGCAACGCAGCAAGGGGCACCCCCCATATATAGAGGGTGCATAGCACACAATACTGTCTATAATATTGGTATTGTAAATTCATTCGGGGATAATTCCATTGGGGCAACAAGTAATCAACAACTAGGTTCCCTAGACCCCAGAAAAAATTACGGGTGTATTTTCATTTGGGTTTATTGTAAAGTGTCACCAGAACCAAGGAGCGAGGTTAAATCCTAGATGTCCGAGAACAACAGGCACAGGCGTGTAGCTTCGCAGATGGCGGAGCGGTATGGTGTTGATCCAGAGGTATTTACTCGATTGATTGCGAGGGAGAGTAGTTGGGATCCTAATGCGAAGGGTGCTAACGGTGAGCTTGGTTATACTCAGATTATGTTGGAGACGGGCATTGATCCGGGGTACGGGGTTAAGCCTATCAATGATCGGAATGATCCGATTGATAATTTGCGGTTTGGCGCGGAGTATTTGGGTGCATTGTTGCGAGAGTATGACGGGGATTATAATAAGGCATTGATGGCGTATAACGGTGGTGCGGGGAACGTGAACAAAGGCACGGTATCGAATGCGGCACAGAAGTATGCTGCGGAAGTTATGAGTGGCAAGGAAGTTCAGACTAAGCCCAAGCCTCGACCAGAGTCTAAGCCACAGATTAAACCTGCACCTCGACCCACGGGTCTTGTGCCTCAAGCAGAGGACAAGGAGGGGATGAATGCGATTAGCAAGGGCATTGAGGATTTGTTAGCTCCGAAGAGGAAGTTGCCTTTGGGTTCACCGCCTCGTATTCAGAGGTTTGGGAGGAGTGGTCGGATGAGTCCATTGAGTGGAACGGGCATTCCGGGGTTGGGGAACATTAAGAGGTATTCGACACCTGGTGGAATAGAGAGTTTGTATCGTGCTAAAAAAGGTTGAGACAGAGTATCGAGCGATTACGGAAGATGATTTTGATGCATTACGTGACTTGGGTCGTAAGATGCATGAAGAGGGTTCGTATTCACATTTAGAGTTTAGCGACAGACGGCTATTGGAGACGTTTGGGCGTTACATGAATGATCCAGATCGTATAGGAATTATAGCCGTGCAGGGGGATAAGCCTTGCGGTATGATTGGTGGATACGTTAGCAAGTATTATTTTAGTGATCAGATTGTAGCGAGTGACATTGCGTGGTTTGTTTTACCAGAGTTTAGAGGGACGATGATCGGGGTACGGTTGTTGGATTCATTTGAGAACTGGGCTAAAGCCAAGGGTGTTGAGGAACTTCGGATTGGGATTAGCACGGGTGTAAATATGGAAGCATTTGATCGTTTGATGAAAAAGCGCGGATATAGTATGGTAGGTACAAACTACCGTTTGGAGAACTGATATGTTTAGCATAGTCGATCGTTATAAGTTATGGAACTGCGCAGCGTTTGGGTGTGATGATGACAACGGCGGTGGAGGAAACGACAGCGGCGGTTCGAGTTCGAGTAATAACAACAACGATAGCACTCCTACATTTAATTCATTATCGGAAGCGTCTGCGGCGGGATACCATGGTGAAGCGGTTAACATAAGAGGGCAGGGTCTTCAGAAGGTTGAGTTTGCGGATGACAACTACAATCAGCAGATGGCGAATGTTTCGGCGGCGGCGAATACGGGTGGTGGCAGCAGCAACAATAACAATACTGGCGGCGGTACGACTTCTAACAACAACAACAGCGGGACTACGTTGTCTGCTTCAGCGCAATCCCAAGTTGGGAATGTGGCGCAGGATGAGAATGGAAACTGGTACGCTGTTAAGCAGATAGAGAACTCTAATGCCCTTGGACGAGATTATAGCATTGATCCGAAGGACAACAGCCAAGGACCGACATTCGGGAAGAATGTATCGAAAGACATAGAGGAGATGTTTCCTGACGAGGTAGCTGCTGCGGGTGGATCCTCGGACTTTGTTGGTAGCATAACAGATACGTTTAAGGATACGGATGTAGATTCTGCGGGATTTGATCCTTCTACGGGGACGTATACTTATACTCCATTACCCCCAGTAGTCCCAGAAGTTGCTCCTGTATCTTTGGAGTTACCTGTCGGAGGTCCGGGCACCTTTGCTCCTGGAGCTTTGCCTGCTGCACCTATTGAAAGCGTTATAGCCCCTGGTGGTCCTGGGACATTTAATCCTGGAGCTTTGCCTGCTGCACCTATTCAACCTGTGACTCCTGTTAGTTACGGAGAAGCGGGGCGCGGTGGCCCAGATTCAGCGGCACCAGGTAACTTTACCTATCAACCTGGTGTAGATCCTCAGATGGAAATGTTGGTTTCGTTAAAGAACACTGCTCCTGAGACGTTAAGTTCTGGGGAATATTTACAGGCTACGACATATGAGAATGACAAGATAGCAGCGGCGGGTGGTGAAGACGCTGTGATGAATGCATCTGTTTTACCTACGGTTCAGGTTGCTGATTCAGGTGGTTTCTTTTCTAATCTAGGAAGTGATATTTTAGATGCTTTAACTTTTAAAGATCCGATTGGAGAGAAAATAGCAGATGGCGCAGCAAATCTCGCTGTGGGTATTCCTAGAAATCTTTCAGAAGGAATCCAAGGTGCTAGTAATTACTTTTATAATACAGCGCCTATCAGTAGCACTGGTACTGGGATAACCAACCCTTTTTTCTTTCTCGCTGACGAAATCCAAAAAGCCATCATGCCAAATCAAATAAAGGAAGACCGTATTCTTTCTCAAGATGTAAACAGAGCGCCTAGCGCGGGTGTTCAAGGTGGGCAGGCACTCGCAAGTGGTATTGGATATGTTGCGGATACACTTGAGGATTACCTTAAACCTGGAAGCCAAGGGGTATTCACTGGGGATACGTTTAGTGATCTTAACTTTGTAGGTGCAGATACAGGTCAACAGCTTAGAGGCGGAGACGCAGTTTCGGGTGCGATTAATCTAGGTGCGGGTGAAGGGCTTGCTGACACAGGGGTAGACATTCTTATGTCTTTGAACCCTTATACAAGGGGACTTTCTGCTGTCGTTAATGCGGGGGAGCAGCTTACAGGACTTGAAGCAGGAATTTCTGACCAGATAGACAACGCATATGTTGCGGGTCAGTTAGACAACAACCCTATGTTCCAGAAAGCATTAAAAGCTCAAGATGGAAATGTTGACAACGCACTGGCTGTGCTGAAGAACCTTTCTTATTCGGCTGATGTAGGCGGAGTTCCGGCATACTTGGCTACCGCTGCTTCAGGTGCGGCGGATGCTGTAATCCCTGGTCCGGGTAAAGGTATACTAGCGGCAGGAAAAGAAGGGGTAAAAAGAGCGGGTGTAGAAGGTGGTCAGGGAGCTTTTGAAAGCTACACGGCTATCAGTGCGGTAAATAACGCATTAGGTACAAACTACGACCCCACGGCAAACATAGCGGGTGCAGCAACAACTGAAGCTCTTGCGGGTTCTACAGGTGCCGTTGTGAGTCCCTTTGTTGGTACAGATCCAAAATCGGCAACTCAAAGAAGATTTATTCAAGATTCAGCGTTAGGTAACGAGGCAGCAATGCAACAAGCTGCGGGAACCCAAGGGGTAGCATCGTTTGCGCCTGGGCCTGCTAATCAGACAGCGGTTTCAACTCAGCCTGAAGCTATGACTACGTCACCTACAGTTTTCAATCCTAATCTTTCACAAACAGCGGGTGAGCTTGCTCAGTCTAATGTTCCAACGGCGTATGACATAGAGCAAGACAAAGTTGCAGGATTGTTGGAGGGTCCACAGACGTTAGATTCTTCGGCAACGTCGCTCGATGTGATGGCAGCGCAGGAGATTATAGAAAACCAGATCCGAGAAACGGGAACCATTTCTCCAGAGGTTATGACTAATTTGCAAGCGGCGACTGGATTGTCGATGAACGACTTGAGTAGCATGGCTACTAATGCAGCGACTGGAACACTTGGTAGTCAATCCTTCCCGATTAACGTAGGAAGCGAGACACCTTCTGATCTGATGGATCAACCGACAGGTATCGGCGGTGGCGGCAACATTGGCGTAGAGACTTTACCTAATGGGGACACATTACTGCGTAATAACGAGACTGGACGTACAACTGTAGTTGATAAGGGTGAGAACCTTGCTAACGCGATACAGGTATTTGATGAAGTAACCACACCGTTTGGAGCACCAGAGATAGACACCACGCCTGTTTCCTTGCCACCGTTTAATGTTGCGGGAGCACCCGCACAACCAGTTTTACCTGCGGGAACGGATACGACTCCAGTTATGCCATCTGCACCGAAAGCTCCTAATATACCGAGCATTGACGTAGCGGGTCTTGGATCTTTACAACCAGATTCTTTACCAAATGTTGATACATCTAGTCTTCCAGATGGTATTGCTGCGGCTTCGACAGACACAACTGTACAACTTCCTGCCACAACGGACGGTGACACACTTCCGGCTACAGCGGGTACTGAAGTTGTTATTGATGACGATGGTTCATCAAACGAAGTTGGCGGTCTAGAGGGCGAGATCCTTGGGCCAGAGATTTCTACTGAGGTCAACCCAGAACAAGATACTGGTGTTACGATAGACATGGAAGCGACAACTGAAACGGATACAACTCCTGAAATTCAAACCGATACGGTTGTTTCGTTGCCACCAACAGACACTACCACGGACACTGACTCTAACATCCCAAATGTTACCGCAGCCACTAATACTGACACAGCAGTTGATCAGAATATTAAACCTTTAATTGAGGTTGATGTAGACGAGCCACCAGAAGGAGAGCCTCCAGTGGTAACGGTTGATCCACCAGAAGTTGATCCGCCTATTGTTTTGATCCCACCAGTTACTAAGACCGATGATAAGGGTAACAAAATCACAGAGTGTCCAGAGGGATATGTAGAAGTACAAACTCCTGATGGTATCATGTGTGAGAAGATAACTACGACTTCGACGACAACAGGACGTAGAACTTATGGTGTTGGACGTACAGCCACGACAGGTTTGGCGGGTAACATAGGCCGTGAGACACCAAGATCACGCACTAGAACTAGAACCTCAACCTCAACAAGTCGGGTGAAACCAACAACACGTAGCGCATGAACTTACACGCCTTACCAGAAGAAGCTCTGAAAGAGATACTAGCCCTTACGGAGGCTAAGAAAACATTAGATCTGCGTGAAAAAGCGCAAGATTATTTCATGCCCTTTGCTCATCATGTGTATGAGAACTTTATTGAGGGCAGGCACCATCGAGTTATTGCGGAAAAGCTTGAGCAAGTGGCGCAGGGTAAGTTAAAACGTTTGATCATTAACATGCCACCTCGTCATTCTAAGTCTGAGTTTGCTAGTTTCTTGATGCCTGCTTGGTTTCTGGGACGCAATCCAAAGCTCAAGATCATCCAAGCTACACACAATACTGAGTTGGCAGTCCGTTTTGGACGCAAGGTTCGTGATCTTATAGACGATCCACAATATAAAGACATCTTTCCTGATACTAACTTGAAAGAAGACAACAAAGGAGCGGGTAAATGGCAAACCGACAAGGGTGGTGAGTATTTTGCGGCGGGTGTTGGGGCTGCGGTTACTGGTCGTGGTGCGGACTTGTTTGTCATTGACGACCCTCACTCGGAACAGGACGCTCTGAGCGAGAGCGCATTCGACAATGCGTATGAATGGTACACTTCTGGACCTCGTCAGAGGCTTCAACCGGGTGGTTCGATCATAATTGTTATGACTCGATGGGGTAAAAAGGACTTGACAGGTCGTTTGATAGCGGCACAGGGCAGTGATGTCATGGCAGATCAGTGGGAGGTTGTGGAATTTCCTGCAATTCTACCATCAGATGACCCATTATGGCCTGAGTTCTGGGACAAAGACGCTTTACTGGGAATAAAAGCATCACTTCCTGTGGGAAAATGGAATGCACAGTGGCAACAAACGCCAACTACGTCCGAATCTGCCATAGTTAAGCGGGAATGGTGGCAACCGTGGGAAAAAGAAGAGATTCCCCCTGTAAAATACATACTTCAGTCCTATGATACCGCGTTTTCCAAGAAAGAAACGGCTGATTATAGCGCGATTACTACTTGGGGGGTGTTTGAACCAGAAGAAGGTGGGCCTGACAACATAGTATTGATGGATGCGCAGCGGGGTAGGTGGAATTTCCCTGAATTAAAGGAGAAAGCCTACCAAGAGTACGAGTATTGGGAGCCAGATATGGTACTTGTGGAGGCAAAAGCTACTGGTACACCGTTGATTGACGAGTTGCGTTTACGTGGTATTCCTGCATTAGGCTTTGCTCCAGGCAAAGGACGTGATAAGGTAACGCGAATGCACATGGTTGCGCCATTGTTTGAAGCGGGTGTAGTATGGGCACCAACGGACAAGAAATTTGCAGATGAAGTCATAGAAGAAGTTGTTTCATTTCCTAATGGCGATCATGATGACTTTTGTGATAGTATGACTTTAGCATTAATGCGTTTTCGCCAAGGAGGGTTTATCTCTCTACATGGTGAGAATGAAGAACAAGAAGAATATCGCAAGAAGCGGGAGTATTATTGATGGCATTACCACCTCTAGTAGATTCAGGTATCAGGCCCGAGGACATGATACCCAATGAAGCGTCAGTTGATATATCAGTTGCACAACCAGAAACTTTTGAAGGTGGCGCGGAAGTTATTTCTGATGGGCAAGGTGGTGCAGTCGTTCAGGCTTTGGCAGAAGCTCTTATGGGAGCCGAGCAGGAGCAACAGGTTCCACATGATGCAAACATAGCGGAGTTATTAGATGATGGGTATCTTGGAGAACTTTCTACGGATCTTAGGGGATCTTATGAAGAGGATATGGAGTCTCGTTCAGAGTGGGAAGAGACTTATACTAAGGGTCTTGATCAGCTTGGTGTCAAGCATGAGGAACGCTCTCAGCCATTTGAAGGAGCTTCTGGAGTCACTCATCCCCTGATTGCGGAGAGTGTTACTCAGTTTCAAGCGCAGGCATATAAAGAACTGTTACCATCTGGCGGTCCAGTAAAGACTCAAGTCTTGGGTTTACAGGATGCAGCTAGAGAAGAACAAGCTTCTCGTGTTAAGAACTTCATGAACTATCAGATCATGGAGGTCATGGAAGAGTTTGACCCAGACATGGATCAGTTGTTATTCTATCTACCGTTGTCTGGTTCTACATTTAAGAAAGTATATTTTGATCAAGCGAAACAAAGGGCGGTATCTAAGTTCATTCCGGCGCAGGATCTGGTTGTACCTTATGCTGCATCGGATCTGGCGACTGCTTCTCGTGTTACGCATGTTCTACGCATGGACGCGAATGATGTTCGTAAGATGCAAATCGCGGGGGTCTACAGAGATGTAGAACTAAGCAAGTATGAAGAGGGTGAAGACGAGGTTCGTCAGAAGATAGACGAAATACAGGGTACATCTCGCACATACACAGACGAAGTGTTCACTATTCTAGAGATGCATGTCGATCTAGACCTTGAGGGTTTTGAAGACATGGCTCCTAATGGTGAACCAACAGGGATAGCACTTCCTTACATTGTTACGATTGATGAGGGATCTGGAAAGATTCTAGGTATACGTCGTAACTTTGAAGAGGGTGCGGGGCTTGCAAAGAAGACACAATACTTTGTGCACTATAAGTTTATGCCAGGTCTAGGCTTTTATGGCTTTGGTCTGATCCACATGATTGGTGGTCTTGGTCGTGCGGCAACGAGTATCCTTCGACAGTTAATCGATGCGGGTACACTTGCAAACCTCCCGGCAGGATTCAAGGCTAGGGGTGTGAGGGTTCGCAATGATGACGAGCCGTTACAACCGGGTGAGTGGCGGGACATAGATGCACCGGGCGGCAACATACGGGATGCGATTATACCGTTACCGTACAAGGAACCTTCGGGCACACTAGCACAATTGCTAGGAGCACTCATAGAGGGTGGAAGACGTTTTGTTTCACTAGCAGACCAACAGACTGGAGACGGCAATACAGCGGCTCCTGTGGGCACTACAGTGGCTATGTTAGAGCGTGGCATGAAAGTTATGTCTGCCATACACAAACGGCTGCATTACTCACAGCGTCAAGAGTTCCGTGTATTAGCTAGGATCTTTAGAGATAACTTACCACCTGAATACCCTTACGACGTAGAGGGTGGCAACCGTATGATCAAAGCAGAGGACTTCGATAATCGTGTTGACGTTGTTCCTGTCAGTGATCCAAACATATTCTCAATGGCACAACGGGTTACACTAGCACAAACGCAGTTGCAGCTTGCTCAATCTAATCCACAGGTACACAATCTACACGCGGCTTATCGCCGGATGTACCAAGCCCTCGAGGTACAGAATATAGATGAGATACTACCTCCTCCACCAAAACCGCAGCCATTAGATCCTGCTATTGAGAATGCTCGTGCATTGATGGGAGAAATATTAAATACATTTCCTGATCAAGATCATGACGCACACATTCGTATGCACATGGCGTTTATGAAAGCACCACTTGTGATGACATCACCGCAAGTTATGGGTACATTTTATGCACACATCATGGAGCATGTATCACAAAAAGCACGTCAGATGGTCATGAACGAGATAGAACAGATCATTAATCAAGCTCAGTTAGCGGCGCAAGGTGGTGCTATTGATCCAATGGCAGCGCAACAACAGATCATGAAAGTACAACAGGATATGGAAGATCCTGCTCAGATGGAGCAATTGATTTCCATGCAGATGGAAAAACTCATGGCTGAAGTCCTACCTGGACTACTACCGACTGGAGAGGATCCGATGGCAGATCCACTGGTTCAGATCCGTATGCAGGAGTTAGCTCTAAAAGAAAAAGATCTACAGCGTAAAGTAGAAGACGATCAAGGGGATATGCTGATGGAACTACAGAAGATGCAGCAACGTGCAGCAACTGATGCCGCCCGTAT